CATAAAACACTATCAATAAGTTGGAGTCATCACCTGCGCGTTGAGAATGGCGCTATTGTCAGCCACTGCCGTATTAAATGTTTACAGTCTCAACAAAGGAAGAGTGGAGCTGCGTTAATTCATTTTGTGGATGGGCTTGTGACGGATGGTTTTATTTCGCGTGCAAATGAATTTGTCACATCGTTGCCGTCTCTGAAAGAAGCTGGGATTAAGGCTGGTTTTTCTGCTTTTGAAGATGAGTGAATTCATCTACAATTCAGCGCAGGGCTGAACCCCTGTTGAGTAACACTGTGCCACCGGAGAAAGCCGATGGCGCAAAATTCCAGACTACACAATTCTGATAATTCAGCCGTCTTTGCCAGCAGGCACGGGCGGCGCTCTCACGCATTTAAATCTGATTGGTACCAGCATCCCCCATGCACTGAAGAACAGGCCGAATGGCTCATTCAGTGTTACCGCAGGCGCGGATGCGAGGTTAAAAAAGCCCTTAGCCTCGACTACCGTCACTGGATAATCTCCGTCAGGCTCCCTTACTCCGAACGGCCAACGCGTCCGTCCCGCACATTCCAGCAACGGATCTGGAGGTAATGTGCGGGTATTACTTCGACCTGTTCTGGTACCGGAACTCGGTCTGGTTATCGTTAAGCCAGGCCGTGAATCAATGTCAGCATTCCATAACGGCAGAATACTGGTGGAGCCGGAACCAAAAAGCATGCGTAATCTGCCGTCCGGGGTCGTTCCTGCCGCTCGCCAGCCGCTGGTGGAAGACAAAACATTGCTGCCGTTTTTCAGTAACGCACGGGTGATTCGTGCTGCTGGTGGTGCTGGTGCATTGTCTGACTGGCTGTTGCGCCATATTAAATCCTGCCAGTGGCCACACGGCGATTATCATCACAGCGAAACCGTCATTCACCGTTATGGTACCGGCGCAATGGTGTTGTGCTGGCACTGCGACAACCAGCTGCGTGACCAGACATCCGAATCACTCGAGCAACTTGCTCATCAAAACCTGTCAGCATGGATGATTGACGTCATCGGTCACGCAATAAGCGGTACGCAGGAGCGTGAATTATCTCTGGCTGAATTATCCTGGTGGGCGGTCCGCAATCAGGTGGCGGACGCGCTACCGGAAGCGGTATTACGTCGTTCGCTGGGGTTGCGTGCGGAAAAAATTCGCTCTGTGTACAGTGAAAGCGACATCATACCGGGAGAGCAGACAGCCACCAGCATACTGAAGCAGCGCACAAAAAATATTGCGTTACTGCCTCACGTCCACCAGCAACAGAACCCACCACAGGAAAAGACGGTGGTCAGCATTGCCGTTGATCCGGAGTCACCGGCTCAGTATCTCCAGCGCCAGAAATCACAACGGGAAGAGATGCCTGTATACACGCGCTGGGTAAAAACGCAGAAATGCATGACGTGTGGCAATCAGGCAGATGATCCGCATCACATCATTGGTCATGGACTGGGAGGGATGGGAACAAAGGCTGATGATTTGTTTGTTATTCCGTTATGCCGTAAATGCCGTAACGAACTACATGCCGGAGTAAAAGATTTTGAAGAGAAACACGGCAGTCAGCTGTTGTTGCTGATTCGTTTTTTAATGCACGCGAGAAATTCGGGTGTTCTGAAGTGGAAAGCATAAATGACCGAGCGCATAGAATTTGTTTTACCTTACCCGCCGACGGTGAACACTTACTGGCGTCGTCGTGGCAGCACATATTTTGTATCAAAAGCCGGGGAGCGTTATCGCCGGGCAGTGGCGCTTATTGTTCGCCAGCAGCGGCTGAAATTAAGCCTGTCCGGAAGGTTGGCAATAAAAATTATTGCAGAACCACCGGATAAGCGCCGCCGTGACCTGGACAATATTCTGAAAGCGCCGCTGGATGCGCTGACGCATGCGGGGTTGCTAATGGACGATGAGCAGTTTGATGAAATCAATATCGTTCGTGCTCAGCCAGTATCTGGTGGACGTCTGGGGGTGAAGATTTATCCCATAATGCTTGAAGGGCAGGTCAAAAAATGAAACTGGAAGATTTACCGAAATACTACTCCCCAAAATCCCCCGGCCTGACTGATGCATCGGCCTCAACGTCGAAAGATGCGCTGAGTATCACTGATGTGATGGCCGCGCAGGGCATGACACAGAATCGGGCTGAGATGGGGGTTTCTGCGTTCCTTGGGAAAATGGGCATTAGTATGAATGACAGAGAGCGGGCAACAGAATTNTACATCACTCAACCACGCTGAATATCAAAGGAGAGAGTTACCGGTTAAAAGAGAAACGTAAAGCTGGAGTGCTGACCAAAAACACAACGCCAATCAGTGATGATGAAATGGTGGAAAGCGGACAGCATCAGTAACGAAAGTATTTAGCGGGCATGAAAATGGCAAATAACGGTCAAACATCGTGGCGTTGACACAATTGCGATCTTTTCCTGTGTGGTACGCCGTCTGCGTTTCTCCGGCCCTAAGACATCAATCATCTGTACTCCAATGACTAGTCTAAAAACTAGTATTAAGACTATCACTTATTTAAGTGATACTGGTTGTCTGGAGATTCAGGGGGCCAGTCTACGGACATTTTCTGCCTGTGGACCAGGAAAGTGCACGGGTGCTTTCCACTCCCATGAAGCCCGGCAATCCGCGCAGATACAGTAATAAACGAACTGACAGCAGTAAGATGGAGCGTTTCTTTTGAACAACCAGACAATGACTTTTACCCCTGAACAATTGCGTAAACACGCGCAGGAAATGCTGCGTCATGCTGAACAACTCGAAAAAACGGGCATAACAAAAGACGCTATCCGTAAAGATATGGTACCCGCGCTTCGGGAACTGATGCAGGCGAAGCATCGCGCACAGAAAGCAGTAGATGAGCTGGTGGACTGTGTGGCAGAGCTGGAAACCAGAGTCGGAAAGTTTGAAAAACTGGTGCAGGAGGTGCTGCGCTGATGCGCCATGAGTTTATTTTACCTTATCCGCCGACGGTGAATACTTACTGGCGACGTCGTGACAACACATATTTTGTATCAAAAGCCGGTGAGCGTTATCGCCGGGATGTGGCGCTTATTGTCCGTCAGCAGCGACTGAAATTAAGCCTGTCCGGAAGACTGGCGATAAAGATTATTGCAGAGCCACCGGATAAGCGCCGTCGTGACCTGGACAATATCCTGAAAGCACCACTGGATGCACTGACACATGCGGGAGTGTTAATGGACGATGAGCAGTTTGATGAAATCAATATCGTTCGTGCTCAGCCAGTATCTGGTGGACGTCTGGGGGTGAAGATTTACCCCATAATGCATGAAGAGCAGGTCAAAAAATGAAACTGGAAGATTTACCGAAATACTACTCCCCAAAATCCCCTTGCCTGACCGATGCATCGGCCTCAACGTCAAAAGATGCGCTGAGTATCACTGATGTGATGGCCGCGCAGGGCATGACACAGAATCGGGCTGAGATGGGGTTTTCTGCGTTCCTGGGGAAAATGGGCATCAGTATGAATGACAGGGCGCGGGCAACAGAATTACTGGCAGATTATGCACTCAGTCGGTGCGATCGTGTGGCGGCGTTGAGAAAACTTCCGGCAGAAATAAAACCGGTAGTGATGCGCATTATGGCTTCGTACGCTTTTGAGGATTATGCCCGCAGCGCAGCGAGTAAAAAGCAGTGCCCTTGTTGCTATGGGGAAAAATTTATTGAAAGCGTAGTTTTTACAAACAAGGTCCAGTATCCGGATGGTAAGCCGCCGGTATGGGCAAAGTGTACGAAAGGTGTGTATCCGTCTTACTGGGAAGAATGGAAAAAAGTCAGAGAGGTGGTAAAAGTTGCCTGTCCGGAGTGTGGCGGAAAGGGTGAGGTTTCCACCGCCTGTAAGGATTGCCGTGGGCGTGGTGTCGCCATTCATCGTGAAGAGTCGGTAAAACGTGGTATGCCTGTTATCAGAGACTGCCAGCGTTGTGGTGGTCGTGGCTATGAAAGACTACCATCAACGGAGGCATTTAATGCTATATGCGAGGTGACAAACCAGATAACACGCGCGTCATGGGAAAAAACAGTTAAGAAATTTTATGATGCGCTGGTGACCCGGTTTGATATTGAAGAAGCATGGGCTGAGCGGCAGTTAAAAAAGGTAACTAGGTTGATTTTTCCGGAATCTGTGGTAAATTCGTCATAACTATGGGCGTTTTATGCCTGACGTTAGAAGAGTTTCTACAACCCGCCGCCGAGCGGGTTTTTTATTGCGGAATTAATTACGGACCGTTATTATTCTGCTCCCGGCCCTTTAGCTCAGTGGTGAGAGCGAGCGACTCATAATCGCCAGGTCGCTGGTTCAAATCCAGCAAGGGCCACCATCACAAACCGCCATTAGCTTATCAGGAAGAGCAGACGACACGATAACAGGGTTGTTGGTGCGGGGGCGGGTCCCCGATGGCGGTCCATTATCGGTATTCAGCGTTGTTAGCTCAGCCGGACAGAGCAATTGCCTTCTAAGCAATCGGTCACTGGTTCGAATCCAGTACAGCGCGCCATATTCATTCTTCCAGATTCCTTCCGGCAGAGCCTTATACTGAAATATACCTGGCTCAGGATATTGTTGAAAATATTTTATGTTTGTCAAAAATAAAAGTTCTGTTAAGTATTGATTGAGTGTTTGTTATACGGTCTAATGGTTTTTTCAGCATTAAATATTTATCATTCATATGGTGTGGGTAGAGTGAATATTGATGAGGCGTCGGGGTGTTTCATCCTTAGGCAGCGTATTGATATAGTCAATGCAGCACGAGCAAAGGCCTTCAGCCGTTTGACAGTTTTGTTCTGTACTCCTGATCGTCTTTCGGGAAGAGACGTTATTATTCTGAATAGTGATGCTATACAGAGGGTTTGCGATGAGTTCATGGTTGCTAATTCAGAATTATTTGCTCTTGTTCAGGAGTACAACAGAATAGCCAGGACCTGTGGTATGGATGAACTTCGGATTACTCATCTGGGGTAGATACATATCTGGATTATCACCTGTTACGGTAAAAAGTGATTGCTTACTGTTTTTGTGAATGGCATTGCAGCAGCCGGATAATGTCAGTGCTGGCTGACGGTGTGCTGGTGGCGGGTGTGGTGGTTGTTGCTTTCCCGTTGCTGAAAAAGAAAACGCCAGACTGTTAGCCGGGTATCAGTTAGCGGGAGAAATTTTTAAATACTTCACAATTCAGGCGGTTGACTGTTGTCTGGTTTGCGGGGAGTTTGTTAAAAGAAACTGGCATGGTGAATCCCCCTGTGCGGAGGGGCAATCAGCGAGTAGGTATATGGGATAATCGCGGATTCAGGTGCTGGTACTGAATTCACCGGGAGGCACCCGGCACCATGCAATGGCACATAGCGCCACTCTCCAGCCCCTCTCCGGAGGGGCTGTTTATATTGATTTTGTCAGATGTGAGTAAACTCCTTATGGACTTTGTTGTTTTAGTCCATAAGGACATATTTGCAGAGTGCAACGGTTATTAAAGCATTCATTCAATACGTTATCTGTATTTGTAGGGCATTCCTGGCTGTTTTTGATTAAATTCCAGAATGTTTTATTGAATGGTACTACGTTGTAAATGGTTACAGGTAGCACTTTGTTATTGAGCATGATGCCTGTGTGAGTCAGTGTAAATATACTTTCAGGAGGTAAGAAAGCATCCGATTGATACCAGATTATTAATTTTATTTTACTCCATATGACTGAAAAAGATATTCCGCATGATGGCTGGATAACTGTATCAATCACAATCCACTTCATTTAGTTTCCTTGTTTATGCCTTGCTGGTGATGTTCTGAAAAGTATAAATGATATTTTTGAATGTAAACCATAGAGCAGAATTATTTTTCTGATGTTGTTTATTGTTTATTTAAATGCAGGGTGGTTTATATCTCGTCTTGTAGTTTATCCATGCATATCTGCTTGATAATCAGGTTTTTATTTAAGGTATGGTTTTGTGTTTTTTCTGTATTACATGTCAGGTATTTTAAAGAATTATTTTTCAGATGGTGGAAAGAACCATGGCATTTAAACACTATGATGTTGTCAGGGCGGCGCCGCCNCAGCCATCTGCTCATGCGTTGGGTTCACAAGCAAACCTCAGGCCCACTGCTTTGCGCAAAAGCAGAATGAGCCTATCAGAGACAGGCTTAATGATCCATGCTTAATACTGTAAAAATATCCAGTTGTGAGTTAATCAACGCCGACTGCCTGGAATTTATCCGGTCGTTACCCGAAAATTCTGTTGACCTGATAGTCACGGACCCGCCGTACTTTAAAGTGAAGCCTGAGGGCTGGGATAACCAGTGGAAGGGCGACGATGATTACCTGAAGTGGCTGGACCAGTGTCTGGCGCAGTTCTGGCGGGTGCTGAAACCTGCCGGAAGTCTTTACCTGTTCTGTGGTCATCGCCTGGCATCTGATATCGAAATCATGATGCGTGAACGCTTCAGTGTGCTGAACCATATTATCTGGGCGAAGCCGTCCGGACGCTGGAACGGATGCAACAAGGAAAGCCTGCGGGCGTATTTCCCCGCCACAGAGCGCATTCTGTTCGCGGAACATTATCAGGGGCCGTATCGTCCGAAAGATGCCGGGTATGCGGCGAAGGGCAGTGCACTGAAACAGCATGTGATGGCCCCGCTGATTTCTTACTTTCGTGATGCGCGAGCTGCCCTGGGGATAACGGCAAAACAGATTGCAGATGCCACAGGAAAGAAAAACATGGTGTCGCACTGGTTCAGTGCCGGTCAGTGGCAGTTGCCGAATGAAAGCGATTATCTGAAATTACAGGCGCTGTTTGCCCGGGTGGCAGAAGAGAAGCATCGGCGTGGTGAACTGGAAAAGCTCCACCACCAGCTGGTGGATACGTATACCTCACTGAACCGGCAGTATGCGGAGCTGCTGAGTGAATATAAACATCTGCGGCGGTATTTTGGCGTGACGGTGCAGGTGCCGTATACCGATGTGTGGACGCATAAACCGGTGCAGTTCTATCCCGGGAAACATCCGTGCGAAAAACCGGCAGAAATGCTGCAGCAGATAATCAGCGCTAGCAGTCGTCCGGGTGACCTGATTGCAGATTTTTTCATGGGGTTGGGTTCGACAGTGAAAGCGGCACTGGCGCTCGGGCGTCGTGCAATTGGCGTTGAGCTGGAGACTGAACGTTTTGAGCAGACGGTTCGGGAAGTACAGGATTTAGTCAGCCAGAACGGATGATATTGAAGAATTAATTACGCGTCGTTATTATGCGGCTCCCGGCCCTTTAGCTCAGTGGTGAGAGCGAGCGACTCATAATCGCCAGGTCGCTGGTTCAAATCCAGCAAGGGCCACCATCACATACCGCCATTAGCTCATCAGGAAAGAGCGCCAGCCTTCGAAGCTGGCTGCGCGGGGTTCAAGTCCCCGATGGCGGTCCATTATCTGCATCATGCGTTGTTAGCTCAGCCGGACAGAGCAATTGCCTTCTAAGCAATCGGTCACTGGTTCGAATCCAGTACAACGCGCCACACTTATTTTCCCTGGCTCGCTTTTGCGGGCCTTTTTTTTAAATGTCTCACAATTCAGACGGTTGACAGTTGTCTGTTTTGCGGGGAGTTTGTTAAAAGAAACTGGCATGGTGAATCCCCCTGTGCGGAGGGGCAATCAGCGAGTAGGTATATGGGATAATCGCGGATTCAGGTGCTGGTACTGAATTCACCGGGAGGCACCCGGCATCATGCAATGGCACATAGCGCCACTCTCCAGCCCTCTCCGGAGGGGCTTTTCTGTGCCGGATACATCACAGTTTCTGGAACCTTAGGTACTACAGTATCAGTCAGGGTGCTATATTTTCAGATGTGATGAAAGCCTGTCAGCAGGCAGGGCGTATCGGAAATGACCCAGTAGAGAAAACGTTGACTCAGATACCGGTGCTGAGTTACCGGGAAACCGGCATCACATGACCGCTATCCTTCCAGGCCCATCCGCTCCGGTGGGCCTTTTTACTGCAGAAAACAGGTTCCCCGTTAAATGCTATGTTGCTCACAATTCAGTAAGTTGACAGTTGCCTGTCAGACTGGGCATTTGTTAAAAAAATTTCGCATGGTGAATCCCCCTGAGCGGAGGGGCGACTGGTGACGGTATAATCTCTGATTATCAAAACGAGAATGACGCGGGTTTAGTGGCACCGGGCTGAACTCACCGGGAGGCACCCGGCACCATGTGCATGATGATACAGATACGCGGCTTTAGCCCCTCTCCGGAGGGGTTTTCTTGTGGGCAAAAAAAGCCCGCGCTGGGAGACGCGGGCGGCAAGGAATAAACAATAAAACGTGAAGTAATATTTCAGCTGGCGAATAATACCCCATAGTAATCACTCTGCGCAACTGCGCGGTCTTTTTCGAATTGCGGGCTGTCGTCTCTCTTCTGCCATTGTCCTGTAACTTCCGGACTTCAGCCCGCTCCTTATTTTACTCACAATATTATCCCGGCCGGGAGGATTCATGGCATTTAAACACTATGACGTGGTCAGGGCGGCATCGCCGTCAGACCTTGCGAAACGACTGACACAAAAACTGAAGGAGGGCTGGCAGCCGTTTGGTAGTCCGGTGGCCATAACCCCTTATACCCTGATGCAGGCGATTGCAGCAGAAGGTGATGTGGTCGTCAGTGGTGCAACTGAGCCGGAGTGGTACTACGTCATCGTACTGGCCGGGCAATCCAATGCCATGGCTTACGGTGAAGGTCTTCCGCTTCCGGATTCATACGATGCGCCCCATCCGCGCATTAAGCAACTGGCCCGTCGTAACACAGTGACTCCCGGTGGTGAAGTATGCGTATTTAACGACATCATTCCTGCTGACCATTGTCTGCATGATGTTCAGGATATGAGTACGATTAACCATCCCCGGGCTGACCTGAGCAAAGGGCAGTACGGCTGTGTCGGACAGGGCTTACATATTGCCAAAAAACTGCTTCCGTATATCCCTAATAATGCGGGGATCCTGCTGGTACCATGCTGTCGTGGTGGTTCGGCATTCACCCAGGGCACGGAGGGGACATTCAGCGAGTCCACGGGGGCCAGTCAGGATTCGGCTCGCTGGGGAGTGGGTAAGCCGTTATATCAGGATCTGCTTTTCCGCACGAAGGCAGCATTGCAGAAAAACCCGAAAAACGTTTTGCTGGCGATATGCTGGATGCAGGGGGAATTCGATATGACGAATGCCAGTTACGCCCAGCAGCCAGCAGCATTTCTTGCAATGGTACAGCAGTTCCGTGCTGACCTTGCCGGGCTGGCGGCGCAGTGTCACGGTGGAAGTCCGGCATCAGTCCCCTGGATTTGTGGCGACACGACATACGCGTGGAAACAAGAACACGGTACGCAATATGAAGTGGTATATGGTGCATATAAAGGTAAAGAATCCCAGCAGATTTATTTTGTTCCCTTTATGACCGATGGTAGCGGAGTTAATACACCGACAAACAACCCGTCAGAAGATCCTGATATTGCCGGGTCTGGTTATTACGGTTCGGCATCCCGAACGAACAAAAACTGGGTATCATCAAATCGCCCGACGCATTTCAGCTCATGGGCGCGTCGTGGCATTATTCCCGATCGTATGGCAACTGCTATTCTGAACGTAGCCGGTCGCACCTTAGCCTTCATTAGTGGTAAGGCACCGGAAATCAAACCCTCGCCCGGCGGCGACACGCCATCGGGGCCGTCTGAAGATGCATCCATACGCACAATCTCCCTGTTGCCGACAGCCGGAGACGCTGCTGCGCAGGGCTGGAGCATTAAGAATGGCGGAGTTCAGTTGTCAGATGGTGTATTTAAGATCACCAAGCAGAGCAATAAAGCCTGGTCCCTGACGCGCCCGGTGGATGACGCAGTCTCCCTGCTGACACGGGGTGGCAGACTGAGCTGTAAGTTTCGACTGTCAGGCGCACTGACCACCAACCAGTTCGGTCTGGGAATTTATCTGTATACCGATGTAGCGTTACCTGACGTCGTGGCGATGACCGGGACTGGTAACCCGTTCCTGATGTCGTTCTTCACCCAGACCACAGACGGCAAACTGAATCTGATGCATCACAAGAAAGCAGGAAACACAAAGTTGGGCGAGTTCGGGAATTACAGTAACGACTGGCTGACGCTGGAGCTGGTGTTCACCGCCGGCAGTGCCACGGTTACTCCGAAACTGAATGGAGTGGCTGGCCCGGCATTCCAGGTCATAAAAGACAGTCTGACACTGGGGCTGAATGCGCTGACGCTGACGGATATTACCAAAAATGCAGCGTATGGCGTTGAGATAGAAAGTCTGGTGCTGGAGATAAATGCACCGGCATCATCATAAAAAGTGAGCCAGCCAAATGGAAGGTATCGTTAAACTCACCGGTAGTGTCAGTGGGTCGTCTGAGATGCCTGCATGAGTTATCAGAGCCATCAGTACTTAACTGGTGGCTTTTTTTATTGTTGTCAGCTTCCGGATAACGGGAGACGGGGTATGTACCAGATGGAAAAAATCACAACAGGTGTGTCATACACCACGTCAGCGGTGGGAACGGGCTACTGGTTCCTGCAGTTGCTGGACAGGGTTTCCCCGTCTCAGTGGGCGGCAATAGGCGTGCTGGGGAGTCTGCTGTTTGGGCTGCTGACATATCTGACTAACCTGTATTTCAAAATCAGAGAGGACCGTCGTAAGGCTGCACGGGGAGAGTAATTCAATGACTCAAAACTATGAACTGATTGTGAAAGGGATCCGCAATTTTGAGAATAAAGTTACGGTAACTTTAGCGTTACGGGACAAAAAACGCTTTGACGGTGAAATTTTTGACCTGGACATCTCGCTGGACCGTGTTGAAGGTGCCGCGCTGGAGTTTTATGAGGCAGCAGCCAGAAGGAGCATCAGACAGGTCTTCCTGGATGTTGCTGCCGGGTTATGTGAAGGGGACGAGCTGTTGCCAGAAACGCGCCCCTGTTCAGAGGCGCGGTATACCATAAAAATTAACAGTTCTGATAACTCGATTACGGGTTGTTAGCTTTTTGCAGTTGGCTTTCCAGTATCTTTCATTGGTAGCATCCTGATAAATATCCATGAGCGCAAAAATCAAATACGGCCTGTCAGCTGCTGTTCTGGCGCTGATTGCAAAATGGCATCTGAATCGATCGCAGTTTGGC